GTATGCTAAGCGCCACGACCGGGACGCCGGATAACCTCAGGGGATGCAACCATGGATGCCAAAAGCCTTCGTGAGGCGATGAAAAGCAAGGCTCGTCGCCTCGCTGGAGCCTCTTCAACTAAACTGGACAGTTCAACTTTCACGCCAGCTGAGCCGCTGAACGCTGATGTGAAGACGGGCATGCGTCCGATTTCGCGCCGCGCGTTCAAGTCTGGTGGCAAGGTCGACGGTGAAGAGGCCAAGAGCAATGCCAGCCGCACGCCGCGTGGCAACATTGGACTGGCGAACACCAACCAGCGGATCGCCAACGAAGAGCGCGACGGCAAGAAGCACGTCGGTGGCTTCAAGAAGGGCGGTCGTACGGCCAAGTACATCGGTGGCTCTGCCGCTGATCAGGTCTCCGTCGAACCCCCGACCGAAGCGCCGGTGTCCAAGTACATCGCCAAGCGCAAGGACGGCGGTCGCACTGCGAAGATGGATGGTGGCACGATGCGCCCCATGCCGCGCCCTGAAGCCCCCGCGAAGATGGGATATGCGCCTGAGAAAAGCATTCGTCCCAAGGCCCGCTACATGGACCCTGAGGAGATGAAAAATCAGGACATCTTCGACCGCATGGTTACGTCCGGCGATGGCCACAAGAAGGGCGGCAAGGTCGAAGGTGACGCCGGTGACCGGCAGCCCAAGAAAAAGGGCGGCGCTTTGGAGGCGTTGTCACCTTTGGCGATGATAATGGGCAAGAAAAAAGGCGGCAAGGTCGAGGGTTCCGCCAAGGACATGGCCGAAGACAAAGCTATGGCCAAGAAGCACGGCATGTCGATGAAGGACTGGGAAAAGTCCGACGCCGACAAAAAGCACGACAAGGCCTGTGGTGGTGGTGTCGCCGGTCGCATGGCGCGCAAGTCTGGTGGCAAGGTTGGCAAGACCAACATCAACATCATCATCTCGCCCTCCCACAGCGTCAAGCCGGGTGCCCCCACGGGCATGGAGGCTGGTATCCCCAAGCCCCCGATGCCGATGCCCGGCCCCGCCATGCCCCCCGCTGGTGGACCTCCGATGCCGATGCACGCCCAGCTGCCGCCCGGTCTGGGCGCGGCTCTGGCTGGCGCTGCTGGTGGCATGCCTCCCGGCGGCCCCGGCGGTATGCCCGGCGGTATGCCTCCCCGTCCCCCGATGCCCGGACCAATGATGGCCCGCAAGTCTGGTGGCAAGGTCGTGTACCCCATCACCGGCGGCTCCGGTGGCGGCAAGGCGCGCAAGGAAAAGGTTGACGCTTATGGCGAAACGATGAACAAAGACCTGAGGAAATAGGCGCAGTTCTCCTCCCTCTGCGTTTATGAATGGGACGTCCAGACCTGAAATCTGGGCGTCCCAAGAAAAACATGATGATTAGGCTTAGAAAATGATCAACCCCGTCAGCACCGCTTTTGAGCGTGAGCTTAAAAAAATGATCCAAGCTAGGATCGAAGACCTCTCCGTAAATGTCTGCCTTGGCCTCAATGTTCCCTCTTTGGAAGCATATCGTGAAGCTGTTGGCAGGATTTCAGAACTGAAGGAAGTTCTGTCCATGTGCGACGAGGCAGCAACCGTCATCAACAAAACGAGATAGGATTATTCATGCCCCACATGCTTATGTCGCACGACACCGACCCAAAAGACGCCATCCTCACCGCGATTGGCGATCTGTCTGAGGTCGAGTTGTTCCACAATCAAATCCTTCTCGCGATCTACATCCGCCCGGAAAAGACCAAATCCGGCCTGATCCTGACCGACAGCCACCGCGACGAGGACCGCTACCAGTCCAAGGTCGGCCTTCTGGTCAAGAAAGGCCCGCTGGCGTTCGAACAGGACGGCAACTGGTTCAGCGGCATGACCTTCGGCGACCATGACTGGCTGGTCTTCCGTCCGTCTGATGGCTGGTCGATCACCGTGAACGGCGTGCTCTGCCGCATCTTCGACGACGTCAACATCAAGGGTCGGGTGCCCCACCCGGACGCAGTTTGGTAAGGAACTGACATGGATAACGAAGAAGAAGACGTCATCATCAACGTTGAAGCTGAGGAAGAGCCAGAGCAGGTAGCGATCCCCCCTGAGGATGGTATTGCCGAGCTTCGTCGACAGCTGGAGGCTGAGCGCGCCGCCCGCCAGAATGCTGAGCGAGCTGCGTACGATGCAAGGCGTGATGCTCACCACGCCCGCAACAGCGAAGACGAGACGAACGTCCAGCTGGTCAGCAACGCCATCGACACCCTGCGCCGGGATGATGAAATTCTGAAGCAGAACTACCAGTATGCCATGTCGCAGGGGAACTTCTCTGCGGCGGCTGACATCCAGCAGGAAATGTCCGGCAACGCTGCCAAGCTCCTCCAGCTGAGCAATGGCCTTGAGGCCATGAAGTCCCGCCCTAAGCAGCCTGAGCCTGTCCAAACGTCTTCTGACCCGGTGGAAGCCTTCGCCGCACAGCTTTCTTCCAAATCCGCAGACTGGGTCCGCAGGCACCCTGAGTACGTCAAGGACGCCAAGCTGAACCGCAAGATGATTGCGGCCCATGAGCTTGCCATGGCGGACGGCATCCGGGTCGACAGTGAGGACTATTTCACTGCCATCGAAGAGACGCTGAAGATCAAGCCCTCAGCGCCACAGACCGAAACGTCGGACGAATACGCCGCCAAGGTCACCCAGCGTCGCGACGCAGCGCCTGCGGCTGCACCGGTCTCTCGGGGCGGGTCTACGCGCACGAACGTGGTCAGGCTGTCAGCAGCTGAGCGCGAGATGGCGGACATGATGGGCATGAAGCCTGAGGATTACGCCAAGAACAAAATGGCGCTGCAAAAAGAAGGGAAGCTGAACTGATGTCTGAGATCGAATTCACCCCCGTAACAAAGGCGGTTCGCCCCTCAATGCGCCCAACTGATCCCATCACCATCAAGATAGAGGAAGACCCGGTGGAGCGCGCTGCGCGGCGTGCCGCAGAGCTTCGTGGCCATGCCGATGTGGATGAAGGCAACGACGAGTACTTCGTCGAACCCGGCGTCATCCCTACCGGGTGGTCGTACGAATGGAAGATGAAGACCGTTCTGGGCGCTGAAGACCCGGCCCACCAAGTCGCTCTCGCCCGTAAGGGCTGGGAGTACGTCCCGGTGTCCCGTCACCCCGAGATGATGCCGATTGGCTACAAGGGCACCGAGATCACCCGCAAGGGCATGGTGCTGATGGAGCGCCCGCTGGAGATCACCGAAGAGGTGCGTGCGGCAGAGCTTCGCCGGGCACGCCTGCAGGTCCGGGCCAAGGAAGAGCAGCTGACGGCATCGCCTCAGGGCCAGTTCGAACGCACCAACAAGGGCAATGATCTGGTCAAGGTGAAGAAGGGCTACGAGGCCATCTCGATCCCTGACGAATGATCCGGATAGTCCGCATCTACAATTACATCGAGCGCTTGCGCCGGGCGATCCGGCGTGAGGGCACTCCAGCGATCCAAGAGGCATGGGACAAGCTGGAGCCGCACGTTTCAATCTTTCTGACTGGGGATGGATCAGATGGAACTTCAAGAAAGGATGGCCCTGACGACAAAGGGTCAGGTTACTTGGGCTGACCCGTCCAAGGGCATGAAATGCACGGTCTGCACCCATCTGCAGGCTGCCCCACCCAGCGATCTGGGGGCAAACAAGATGCTGAAGAACCGGTGCGCTCTGGTGAAGCTTCACACGAAGAAGAAGGGCGCGCTGTTCAACGGAAAAACAGCCATTGCATGCTCGATGTTCTCGATGTAGAAAATACATGTACACTGCCTGCTCTAACTCAAAGGGTGCTTCGGCACCCTTTTTTTCGTACTCTTTACTAACAACCAGAACCGTGTAGTATGCATGCACTCTCCCCCCGGTGTGGGAGGTCATCCTCCCCGGTTCTACATTCGCCCCGGCGCGCGATGATGGACCTCCTGAAAAGGAGACATCCGAATGCCAAATACGTTTGCGCCCTTCGGTTTCGCCCAATACTCTGGTGCTGGCTCCGCTCCCACGTATGAGCAGACGCTTGCCGCCATCGTATCCACCAACACGACCCCCATCTTCCTGAATGACCCCGTCATGCAGGCAACCAACGCCACTGGCCTTGGCACCGGCTACATCGCTCAGGCGACCGGCCCTGTCACGCTGACGGTCTCCGCGACCGGTATCGCAACGACCGCTGTCGGTGTGATGACCATCACGTTCACCGCGATCTCGTCCGCCACCGCCAACATCCCGACCTTCGCATCGACCACTTGGGCACCCCCGGTTGGTTCGGTCATTGTCGTGACGAACGCAACTGGCGTCCCGAACGGCGCGTTCACCGTCACTTCGGCCACCGCCACGACCGCCGTGATCGCGAACTGCGGCTCGACCGCTGCCGTCACGTCTTCGGCTTCGACCCCGGTCGTCGTCGTGTACGTGCCTGTCGCCGGTGTGTTCGCTGGCTGCAAGTACCTGTCGGTCTCGCAGAAGCGCACCAACTGGTCGAACTACTGGCCCGGCTCGGATGCCAGCGGCGACGTGGAAGCCTACGTCATCACTGACCCGAACGCTCGTTTCGTCGTCCAGTCCGCCAACTCGGCCACCACTGCTTCCGTGATGGGACAGGCCCAAGTCGGCCAGAACATCGCGTTCAACTGGCAGGACAGCCTTGCCACCGGCGAGACCAACGGTCGGACCTCAACTGGCCTTTCGACCATGTTTGCTGACCAGTCCACCAGTTCGCAAGCTGGTACTGCAGCCAACGCGTTCCTGCCCTTCCGCATTGTGGCTCTGGCGAACTACCTGCCCGGCCAAGCCTCGCCCTTCTCTGGGGCCAACGGCTTTGATGCAGCGGCGGCGTACAACGAACTGGTCGTCGGCTTCAACAACGCTATGCCACGCAACTTTGCTGGCGTGTAAGGAGAACTGAAAAATGGCTGTCAATCTTTCTGCCATCAAAGACCTTCTCCTTCCGGGCCTCCGTGGAGTTGAAGGCAAGTACGAGATGATCCCGTCTCAGTACGACAAAATCTTCACGAAGCACAATTCGAAGATGGCTCTCGAGCGTACTGCCGAAATGCGCTTCCTTGGCTATGCTCAGCTGAAGACGGAAGGCGCACAGACCGCGTTCGACAACGGTGCCGGTGAGCGTTTCATCTACAACCAAGAGCACACCGAGATCGGCCTTGGCTACGCGATCACCCGCAAAGCCATCGACGACAACCTCTACAAGACCCAGTTTGCTCCGTCGAACCTTGGCCTGATCGAAAGCTTTCAGCAGACCAAGGAAATCTACGGCGCGAACATCCTGAACACCGCGACGACCTACAACGGCGCAATCGGTGGTGACGGCGTGGCGCTCTGCTCCACCGCTCACCCCATCGATGGTGGCACCGTTGCGAACCGCCCGACCACGGACGTTGAACTGAACGAGAGCACCCTGCTGAACGGCATGATCTCGATCCGTACCAACTTCCGCGATCAGGCCGGTCTGAAGGTGTTCGCACGTGGTCGCAAGCTGGTCGTCCCGCCCCAACTGGAGCCGGTCGCGATCCGCCTGACGAAGACCGAACTGCGCCCCGGCACTGCCGACAACGACGTCAACGCGATCATGTCGACCGCTGGCGGCCTGCCGGAAGGCTACATGGTCAACGACTTCCTGACCTCTGCCGGTGCTTGGTTCCTGCTGACGAACATCGACGGCCTCTCCTACATGGAGCGCGTCAAGTTTGAAACAGACATGCAAGTGGACTTTGTCACGGATAACCTGCTGGTTAAGGGCTACGAGCGGTACTCCTTCGGGTACTACAACTGGCGCTCGATCTTCGGATCGTTCCCGACCTGATCTGATCTTGGCGGGGGGCTTCGGCCCCCCTCCTCTCTCCTTGTCTGGGTGAACCGGACGTTCTGACCGCGCCCAGCGGACGTTGCACAGACAGAACGTTTTATTGTGCAAAGGAGCCTACCATGGGCAAGACTACTTTCACCGGCCCGATCCGGGCTGGAAACATCCTCGACACCTCCGGAACAACCGTCGGCAAGGACGTCAAGAACGTCGGTTCCGTCGTCATGGTGCAGCATGTACCGATCACTCAGGCAGGCTCTGCCACCGCTTTGGGTACGACCGTCGTTCTTCCGGCCAACAGCCACATCCTGAACATCCAGATGGTCGTCACTGCCATCTGGTCTGGCGCTGCAACGACTTTCAACATCGGAACGACGGCTACCGCCACCGAACTCGTCGCTCTTGGCGCGGGCGGCACCATCGGTGTGATCGGCTTGTTCCCCGGCACGGACGCTACCCGCACCGCAAACTGGGATGACACCGGCACCACTGACAAGCGTATTTTTGTTTTGTCTACCAACACCGGTACGGGCGTCGGTACGATCACCGTGCGGTACATCCAAGCGCACGATAGCGTGTGATCGCCATGGCAAAGGATATCCGGGTGGGTCCGAAAAAGCCCAGCATGTCGGTCAACACCAAGGTCTCCGTGGGTGAATGCGCCCCGACTGAGAACTGCAGCCCGCACAAGCCCAACGGCAGCCGGACGGTATCCGGCGGTCAGGGCGTGCATGGCATGCCTTTGATGTCGGCAGCTGCTGCTAAGTGCCACTGACTTTTGGCGTCAAATCGTATAGCGTGGTCCCCAAAGACCACGCTTGCAAAACATAGGAGCGCCACATGACTTGGCTTGTTGACCTCAATACCAACCAATCTCTGCCTCTTGGCGGGGTGGGTGGCTCGGGAGCCGGTGGCGCTGCCCTGATTGCTCCAGCGCCCATCGCCCAAGACCCCGTCGGTAAGATGCGCGTGTCTGAGCCGCAGTCCCTGATCGACACCGACTTCGAATACGGCCAGCAGCCGACGAAGTGGGAAAGCATCGGCATGGCAAACAACCGGCAGAGCCTTTACTACATCCCGCAGGCACCGTCCGCCGTGACCGCCGTGACTGGAAACGGTACGCGGACTGTTGTGGTCTCCATGAACCCGACCACCGGCTTCTCTATCGGCTCTCCGATCTTCGTCCAGAACGCCATCGATCCGAACGCCAACGGCTGGTATTATGTGCAGGCCGTCTCCACCAACGTCAGCGTTACCTACACCGCTGCGGGTATTGTGGCTGTCGGCAACCAGCTGAGCGCCGACCGGACCTACGTGTATCTGGGGTATCTGTACTCCCAGTGCGGCATCGCGCTGACCAGCACGAATGCCTATACTAACTCAGGAACCACGGTTAACGTCACGACTACTAGCGCCCATGGCCTGTCCGCTGGGTCGCTTATCTACGTGACTGGCGTCACGTCCACCCAGATGTTGAACCTTCTCGGCTGGATCAGCGGCACCACAATGAGCCTGAACGCTGTACCTCTGGCTGGGCTTAACCTTCGCGCGGGTTCAACTTACTCCGTGACTGGGGCTGGGGTTACAGCGGGAACCGTTATCACGGCTACCAACGTCTCTAGCTTCACCGGAAGCATCACAGGCACGACGCTCACCTACACCGCAGGCACCATCCCCGTCATCGGGATGCAGCTTGCGGGCGTTGGCGTAACGGCGGGTACGTACATCGTATCCGGCGCAAGCCCGACCTTTACTGTCAGTGCCTCGCAGACCGTGGGCTCCATTGCGATGACGGGCACCAACTACACGGTGAGCGCCTCGCAGACCGTAGGTACAATCGGTGCGCCGGTCGCTCTTACATCGCAATCTACAAACGTCGTCGATACTCCGAACGGCGCTTGGGTTGTATCTTCGACGCCGACGGCAAATACGTTTGCCTTTTCTACTCTGACCGTCCCGTTTGGGACGCTTAGCAACGCTGCGGGGCAAACCAGCCTCTTCGCCCGGACGTCCGGATCGGTAGAGAGCCGTCCCTTCGACGGTGGTGTGGCCTTCACAGCTGGTTCTGCGCAGCCGAACTCGCAAATGATCCGGCAAACGCGCCGGTACTTCCGCTATCAGTCTGGTAAGGCAATCCAGTTCTCGACCGGTACGACCGTGTGCCCGGCCCTGTTTGTGAGCGACGTCACGGCATCCGGCTTCACGGCGACTGTGACCACCCGCTTCGCCCACAACGTGGCACCGGGTGCGATAATCCGTGTCTCTGGCGCGGATCAGGCGTCCTACAATGGCACGTTCGCTGTCGCCACGACGCCTACCCCCAACACGCTGACCTACACCATGTTCAGCGTTCCAGCTATCAGCCCGGCGCAGGGCTTCCCAATCCGGGTCAGCCCGACCAACTGGTATGGCTCTTCGAACCGGGTGGGCTTCTTTGACCAGCAGAACGGCCTGTTCTTCGAATATGACGGGCAGATGCTCTACGCCGTGTGGCGGAACAGCGTCCTGCAGCTTGAAGGCTCGATCACCGCGACGCTTGGCTCTGCCGCAATCACCGGTGTTGGGACAAAGTTCAGCCGCCAGCTGGCGGTCGGCGACTTCATCGTCATCCGTGGCCAGTCGTATCGCGTGCTTTCCATCGCTTCGGACACCTCCCTGATCATCTCTCCGGAGTATCGGGGGACGACGATTGCCAACGCGGTCATCTCCAAAACGACCGACGTCCGCGTGCCCCGCACCCGCTGGGATGACCCGCTGGATGGAACTGGCGTGTCTGGGTACAACCTCGATCTGACCCGCATGCAGATGCTTTACGTCGAGTACTCTTGGTATGGCGCAGGTTTTGCTCGGTTTGGTCTCCGTACGACGAACGGAAACATCGCCTACGTCCACCAGTTCACGAACAACAACATCCAGTACGAAGCGTACATGCGCAGCGGGAACCTTCCTGCGCACTACGAGAGCAACGGCATCAGCGCCTACACCCAGCTTACGGCCACGCTTGGCACGGGTGGCGCTGGAACCGTGATCAGCGTCGCCAGCACGGAAGGCTTCGCGCCGGTGGGTGTCCTGCGGATTTCGAACCCCGGCGCTACCGGGACCATCGAGCAGATTTCCTACTCCAGCAAGACGGCGACCACCTTCACCGTCGCTGCGCGTGCTCAGGTTGGTGGAAACGTGGCTGCCCAGACGTTCACCTACTCCGCGACGGCACCGACCTTGGTCGAGTTCTCCTCGCCCGACACGCTGGCATCCCTGTCGCACTGGGGTTCCTCCACGATCATGGATGGCCGGTACGACGACGATAAGTCTCTGGTGTTCAACTACGGGATGACCACGCCGATCACGACCACTGCCGTAACGCCGCGCGTCATTTTGGCGATCCGGGTGGCACCGTCCGTGGACAACAACACCATCGGCATCCTTGGTGCCCGTGAGGTCATCAACCGGATGCAGCTGGCGCTGAACTCTATCGGCTTCTACACTACCGGCACCGGATACCTGATCAACCTTGTGCTGAACGGCTTCTCAGGCGGCGCGTTCTCTGGTGGGTTCGTGGCACCGGTCCAGCAGGCTGGCGGTATCACCTCGTCCCTCGCTCAGGTCGCCCTGAACGTCAACGCTGTCACCGTCACCGGCGGCGAGAGCGTGTACGCCGGTTACACCAACCCGACTGGCGTCACCACGTTCGACCTTGCTCCAGTGCGCGATCTGGGCAACTCGATCCTTGGTGGGGGCGCGAACAACACCGTTCCGACCACCCAGTCCGGCTTCTACCCGGACGGCCCGGACATCCTCTACGTGGTGGCCATCCCGCTCTCGGCGACATCCTCCACGATCCTCGCCCGACTGAACTGGAAAGAAGCACAAGCCTAAGAGAAGCGCCCCTTCGGGGGCGTTTCCACTACCGGAGGGAAGAGAATGGCCAAGACACCCGCGTGGACCCGCAAGGAGGGGCAGGATGCAACAGGCGGCCTGAACGCCAAGGGCAGGGCATCTGCCAAGGCTCAGGGCATGAACCTGAAGCCGCCCGCACCCAATCCCAAGACGGAGAAGGACGCTGGCCGCAAGAAGTCGTTCTGTGCTAGAATGTCTGGGATGCCGGGGCCGATGAAGGACGAAAAGGGCAAGCCTACCCGCAAGGCTCTGTCTCTCCGAAAGTGGGATTGCTGATCCATGACAACCAGTGGCACCTACGACTTCAACCCAAGTCTGGGCGAGATCACGATCTACGCCTACATGAACATCGGCCTTCGCCCGACTTCCCTTGTGCAGGAACACATGGAAAGCGCCCGGATGGCCACGAACATGATGCTGTCCCGCTGGGCAAACCAAGGCGTGAACCTCTGGGCGGTCGATCTGATCACCACACCGCTGGTGCAGGGTCAGGCCGTGTACAACGTCGATCCCACCACCGTGATGATCCTCGATGCCTACATCCGCACCGACGGCGTCGACCGGCCCATCATGCCCGTCAGCCGCACGGAATATGCATCGTACTCTACAAAAAGCATTCAGGGCTTCCCGACTGTGTTCTGGTTCGACCGGCTGACCGCTCCGACCGTCACGCTCTGGCCGGTGCCAGCTGAGACTGGTGCCCAGACCCTTCGGTACTATCGCGTTCGGCGCATTCAGGACGCCAATCTGACCAACGGGCAGAACGCTGAAATCCCGTACCTGTGGCTTGAGGCGTTCGCTGATGGCCTGACCTACCGGCTGGCGCGCATCTGGAACCCACAGATTGCTGTGGCGCTGAAAGGGCAAGCGGACGAGAGCTATGACATCGCGGCGTTCCAGAACGTCGAGAACGTCAACACCTTCATCTCCCCGATGATCGGCGGGTACTTCAGGAACTGACCATGGGCTACGCATCAAGGGCCGGTCGCGCACGTACATCAGCCAGCAACCCGCAGGCCCATGCGATCTGTGACCGCTGTGGCGGGCGGTTCAACCATGTCGATCTGGCGTTCCAGTACGACTGGGCTGGCGCTAACCTGATCCGGAAGAACCTGCTTGTCTGCAGGCCATGCATGGACCGCCCCCAGT